TTCCATATGTTCCAAATTCAGACATTTTATTGTTTTACTATAAATATATTAATTCTTGCTTTGTTGGGTATCGTTTTTAATCTCTGTTGTGTTGTCCTTATGACTACAATGTGGGCAAGTTATTTTATTCTCTTTAAATAACAAATGGTGGTCCGCTATGGTCCACCATTTATTACACTTACCACAATTAAAATGATAAAGTATTTCTTTGCTGTATTTATGATTCTTCACCTACTTTTAATGTTTCTAAATCAATATCAATCTCACAATTACCAGCTGAACATGCTAATTCACCACTTAAATCTGTATTATCTGTTACTTCAACAACTTGTGATAAATCAATCTTATGTAGTGATACCATCATCTCATCATATCTTTCTTTTGTACAATCCTCAAATGGGGCTTGGATATATGACCCACCATCGAATGGTAATACTGATAACCCATTATAAGCCTTTCTATTGTCCCACATCCATTCTCCAGCTGCGTCCCATTCATGGTCTCTTAATGATATTGTAGCAGATACATTATGTCCGTTTGAACCACTTCTATGTCCGGATTTAACCCATTCACTAGCAATTAACTTAATTCTCTCTAACAATTGGAATGGTGATTCTGTTCTTAGTATGGACCCTTCTGGTGCTTTTTGTGGTATAGAAATTACCGCTGTATCCCCTGGTCTGAAGTAATCGTCCTCTAATAATTCTGGGTGATTAATTAATAAGTACGTATAAATACTTTCATTCTTACCAACCCTAATCCTTCTAATATAATAATCATTATGCCAAGCATGAATACCAGAGCTTGTTCCTAAAGTTAGAGAAGTTGTTCCTGCGGGTTTTACTGTGGTTGTTCTTGCTGCTTGATTGATGCCTATTAACTTGGCAACCCTAGTATTCTCTCTCTTAACTAATGACGCTGATTTTTTCATATCATACTTAAGAACTTTACCTGAACCAATACCAGTCATAGATACTCCAATTAAAGCCTCCTTCTCGGTTGTTTCTTGCCAAACTTCTCTTAAATAATGAAATTTTGTGTATCCCGCTTGTAGTGTCCCAATAAATGCTGCTGCTTTAACTCTCTCGTTTAAATCTTCTTGTGATTCAATATCTGACACATTTACTTCACATAAGTTACAGAATTGATAAGGTCTTAAGGCTATTTCGCAACAAGGATTAGTCCCCCAATCTTTATCATTGTTCAAGTAAATTCCCGGCTCTCCTGCTCCACTCAATTCAACCCTCTTCCAAACATCCATAAAAAATTCTTTTGTGACCTTATGTCTCATTAGTACGGCTGAGTTATTAGCTCTACCTCTTTGTGGATTTAACTCCCACCAATTACCAGCTTTACACCCTATCATTTCATTATCGTCTGCAGAGAATAAACTTATCAAAGCAGCTCTTCTAATACCACCAGCCAATACAGCGTCTGCTATATAACAAATAATATCATGTGTTTCTACTGTTGTTAAATGTTCACCATTATCTTTCGAAGATAAAATTCCTTCAATTCTAACTAAACATTCTTTTAAAGGTTGTGGTCCTGGAGCTTTTCCCCCTGAGGTCACGAGCCTAGCTCCTTTTTCTCTAATATCTGAATAATCGAACTCAATACGTGAACCACCTCCATTCATAAATGACTTCATCAATACCTTAATAGAGTCTGCCCAACCTTCTATTGAATCACCTATTAAAAATCTCTTCTTTCTATTTTGGTATGGTTTTTGTATACATGGTAGTTTTTCAACATGATGTTTTTGTACTGAGTAACCAACCCCTGTGCCCCCTAACAATAAAAACATTGTTTCATTAAATGAATCAATTGAATCTATAGGAAGATATGCACAGTTATATATTCTATTTGGTGATATCTCACATGGTTTTCCACCAAATTGCATTGACCTCATTGAAGGCAATACTTTCTTATTATAAACGTATTTGTACCTATCTCTGATTTGGTCCTCTAAATCTGGATACTTCTTAATATGCATGTTCATATTTCTTGTCACTAACTCCTCCCACGTCTCTCTTCTTTGTAGTTTGTCTAAGTACTTTGCGTACTTCATATGAACTGTGATTTCTGATAAAATCTCACTTGATAATTCCATTCTCTATCTTTTATTTTTAATTATTTATTTGCCTATTTCTTCGGTCTAGTGCATTTCTGACCCTTTCCGCATTTCTTGTTTCTTTTTGTTGTTCTAAGTCTAACAACGTTTGTGATTGGTCTGTGTCTATCTCTAGATACTCATTGTCAAACTTACAGTTTTCAAAAACGACACCATCCTTACCAATTCTAGATTTTGTTATAGCAATTGTAGCTAGTCCTAACTCTTTCTGTTGTAGACTCTTAGCTATTGATATAATAACGTGACCTACCTGTGCCTTCTTAATTGACCCACCCATCATATCTGTTGTTACTATATCAGATGAGATTGATGTTCTGTTTCCTTGTGCAGCTGTCCATCCAACAATATCTAATTCATTACACATGGTCTCGAATTGTCTCATAACTGAACCTTCACCTTTCCATTCATCTGAGAATACTCTGTCTGGTAGTAAACAATCAATATAGTCTAATATAACCAAATCAATCTTAATGTCTTCAGCTATTAACTTTCTAATTTTATTCTTAATTTGACCTACATTCATAGTATCTGAAGGTAATTTCTCTAATAATAACTTACCCCTACCTTGATATTTTTCAATCTTTTCCAAGACTTCATCTTTTCTAGTAGATTGTTCTTTAGATGAAATTCCTGTCCAACATGTTATGTGTTTTCTTTGAATAATCTTTGGGTTATCCTCGAAAAATATGTGTAACACATTAAAACCTAAATTATACGCTGTATTGGCTACTTTAGTTAATACTGTACTCTTACCAACCCCAGTTGGTGCTAAAAATACTCCAATTTCACCTTTAGCTAATCCACCATCTAATAAATTATCAATCCCGGTAATCCCTGTTGGTACTGGTTCTCTAAAGTCATCCTCTAGAACTTCATCTAGTCCACTAAATGCGTCCAACATAGTTGCATCAATTTCACCAACTTGTATAGCTTCTCTAATATAAGCTTCACATTTATCATAAGATTCAAAATCACCATCATCTAAAATTTTACTAACTTTAGTAATAGCTTTTTTCAATTCTTGTTGTTTACAGAACTTTAACGACTTCTCTTGAATCCATAAATGGTCTTCGTATGGACATTCCTTAATATCATTTAACATATCGAAGATATTCTTTCTAGCTATCTCTGAAGTTACTTCTATTCTAGCTATCTGGTCTAACGCGTCAAAAGATGGAGGCACACTATATTTCTCATAATACTCCTTTATCATTTGCATAATCAATTTAAAGTATTGATTATCAAAGTACTTAGCCTCTATAACATCCACAATTGTTGTTGTGAAGTTTTTATCGAGAATAAGTTGATTAATTAGTTTTATTTGGAAATTATACCCTAGGTATCCAAAATTATTTTTATCACTCATATTTTACACAATTTACACATTAATAAATACACCCATTTTACAATAAAACTTCTATCGGTGTCGTCTTTCTTAACGACATTATGTCAGTCAATCCGTTTAATATAGACGGTATCATCGGTCTAATATCAACAGTATACCTTACCCTTGTTGGGTATATGTTTGACGGTAGGTATGTAGTCATTAGATTCCTACCATTTTCTTTAACTTCTATTTCGAAAATTTCATCCTCAGAGCCCTCTAAGTCTTGTTGACTTAAATATACTGTATTGGTATGTGAATTATATTTATCATTAAGATATTCAAAACTCCTTTCCTTTAAATAATCTAATATACCACTCTTAATTGAGTTGAACTCGTCAATAAATTCTACTGATTCAACACTCTTAGGGTTGTAATTCCTAACATTAAAATATCTTTGGCAAATAATGTTACCCTTAATTTTTAATATGAATTCGAATTTCGACATTCCCTTTTTATCTTTGTATTTATACATCTTTTTTATAGTTTTTAAAATTATACATTTCTTTTTTAATTAATTCCACAAACGGTTCGAAAAAGTCCAACCATTGGTTATTGTTCTTTGGTAGGAACTTGCTTAGTCCGTCTTTTAATGTCATTGTTACAACGTTCTCTATCTTTCGGTCTGTAGGGTCCATTGGTAGTGTTATGGTGTCTAATATGTCACTCTTCGCTTCCTCCGTAAGATATGGAGACTCCAAATCTACTAATAACCTATTAACCTCAAAAAACTCTTTTCCTTTAACACCACTCTTACACTTACCATTGTATAGATTTAACAGTCCTATTGTAGTATTACCATCTTCTTCAACTAATCTCTTAGTTTTATCCAAAACCTCATCCAACCCAACTTCTCTCTCTACTATCTCTGGAAATAAAGATAGTAAAGTTTTTTCACCTAAGTACCATATTCCCTCAATATTATCAGATTTGTCGCCCATAAGAACCTTAACTAACACAGTATTAACAGATGGGATATCGGTTTTCCCAAATGTAACTTTGTCACCATCTTCTAAAATGATTCTTTTTCTCGGTAAATATTGTGATACTTGTGGACCTATAAGTTGTGTTAGGTCCTTGTCTTCACTCAATACGGTCTTAAACTCGTTTGGTGAATTCTGGCAGTAATACGCGATTCCGTCATCTGCCTCACACATGTCAAATTGACATTGTCTAATGAATAGTTCTTCAAGATACTCTGAAATTCTATTCTTTTGTTCCATCATAGACTGGAACTGGTCTGCATCCATCCTATTCTTCTTACGATTAGCTTTGTAAGTTTCTTGGATTTCCTTTCTAAAATGACCACCTTTTGGGCCATCCCAAAAAATGACTATTTTATCATAAGAGTCTTCTAATAAATGTTTTTGTAATGTAGTTACAAAATGGTATAAGGCCCCTAAATGTTTATCTTTATTATATACATTCTTAACACCATGAAACCCTATTTGTAGTATATTGTTACCATCTACTAATAACGTATTTTTCATTTTTCATTTCTATATAGTTAAACACTCGTTTTCCTTTTTTTACTAAACTAACTCTAACAACTCAATTTCAAACTTTAAATCTTTTCCAGCTAATGGATGATTCATATCTATAGCGACATCAGCCTCTCTAATTTCAACAATCTTACCTTGTATTGGAGTCCCCTTTGGGTCTTTTCCTTGAACTACGGCATTTTCTTGAAATATAAATTCAGCTGGGAACTCTGACTTATTAGCTTTAATTACGGCTTCTTTTACATAATCACCATAAGCCTCTTTAGCTATAATATCCACTGTAGTTGTTTCACCAACACTTAGACCTTTCACAGCATCATTAAATCCTTTAATTAATTGACCGTCGTCAATAGTGAATTCTAACCCTTCTTCTCTATTTCTAGAGTTATCGAATTCTGTACCGTCAGTTAGTGTTCCAACATAGTGTACCTTTACTTTACTTCCTTCTTTTGCTTTTGACATAATTTCTAATTTTATTATTTTTCTTCTTTTATTTCGAACCCCCCACCGGTTCCCAATTGTTGGGACCAGTATTCTGAGTGTTCTTCCTTATAATTATCGATTGATTGTTTTTCAATCGGTTTATCCCTCCCAGCTAAAAATCCGTGGGGAGTTATTAAAATTTTACCATCTTCATACCCTAAACCATTAACATGATTTTTCATAATTGTTACTTTGGTTCTAGTAGCAAATTTTACTTTTCTTTTTTCTTTAACTGCAGAAATATTTGTTGTACCACCATTCTTTTGATTACCAAATCTAAATACTAATGTAGAATTTAACCATAAAGATTCTCCTCCTTTTGCTTTAATCTTTGGTTGCCCAAATGGATTGTCTGGTAACTCTACCCACGGTTGATTAACAATTAATAAAGTATTTGTAAACTTTGACGTCTCTTTTCTACTTCCAGATATTCTTTGGTTGATTCCCATACCAATTTTATCAGACAGTGTGGATGCGTTATGCATTTTACCACCCTTACCATCAAAAGTCATTTTACATGGAACTGAACCTACAGAATCCCATAGAAATAATAGGTCATAATCCAACTCACCTTTGTCCTGTGCATCCAATAATTCATTAATGTAGTCTGTAATTTGTTCAATATACTGAAAATCATTATTGAACAAGAAAAATCCATCCCATTCTATTTCGCCTGTTTCTTCGTCAACAGTTTCTTCACACTCCATACCCAATAATCTAGCATGTGTAAAATCCCATTTCTGTTCTGTAATAATTAGAACTGGTAAAATTTCTTTTCTTTGTGCATCAAGAGCTGTTTTAACTAAAGCTGTTGTCTTTCCTGTATCTGTATGACCTAAGAACATATTAATATGTCCCATAGCTGGTCCAGGAATACCAGAAGCATCCAAGAAAGCTTCACCCAAATCGAAAAATCGGTCTGGTTTATATGTAGCTTTCTTAGAAAACTTTTCCTTAATATCCTTAAAACTTTTTTTCTTTAATGCCATTGCCTACTGATTAAAATGGTAAATCTTCGTCAATAGTTTGGTTCGCTTGTGGGTCTGGGGTGCTTGTTGTTTTGTTTCCCATGTCAACACTTTCTGAACTACCGTAAACATATTTCCCTAAATTACTATCCCACTCTGGTGTTTCACCTTTAGAGATAGCTTCTAAATACTCAATTGGTTTCTGAGAATAAACATCTCTCCACTCTTCAGTATTTGATAACCATTCAGTTGAAGTGCCTTCGTTACTATTTAAAGACCCTTTGTCATCAGCCATAATAGTAGATACTGAGGTATATGTTCCGTTACCGTTTGGTGTTGGTACAGCTTTTAAGATTAGTGTTAAATCCCTGCCTTCTTTAGGGTCTGTAACATCACCTCTCTTTTGAAATAATGGGATTAATTTATCCATAATACCATCTCCTCTATAATTGTGTTTAAATCTCCAGAATTTAACACCATCCTCTTCATTGTCTCTATCTACAACTTTAACAATATAAAATTTCTTAGAACGGTATTGTCTTGCCAACTCTTTGTCTTGTTGGTTACCTGTTAATTTTAATGCGTCCTCTACTTCATTAAGTGGACTTCTTTCTCCAGTCCTTGAACCATCCCCATTTTTTCCTGGGTCATAAATCTTTTGCCATCTACCTTGTACCTGAATTTCGTGGAACCATACTTCTTTAAATGGTGATGTACCATCAGATGTAGGTAGGATACGTATTGTTTTCTCTCCGTCTTTAGTTCCTTTAGGTAAAAATGTAGCAAAGTATTTCTTTAATCTTTCTTCGTTACTAACGAATTTCTTTTTTTCTGAACCACCTTGTGAATTTTTTTCATATTGATTCAGGATTGCGTCTAAACTACTCATACTTTAATTTTTTTTAGTTAATATATTAATTCTTTCTCGTTTAATAGTAACACTGTTTTAGTTATAAGTCAACTATGTAAGTGGTTAATAAACTCACTATAAGTGTAAAAAAATAAAAGCATAAAAAAAAGCGGTTACCCACTTTTTTATATAAATTAAATTTCTATTTATTTGGTTGATTACCTAAGACTTTAAATTCTTCGGCATCCTCTTCTTGTTCTGGTGTTGGTGTGTCAAAACTAGCTTGTATATCTTTATCGTTATACTCTTCAGCATCTTCTTGTGTTAAGACATATTCTTTACCAAATCCTCTTTCATCCATCTCCTCTTTCTTTCTATCCCAAAACTCTAATGGTTTTTCACTAAAAGGTCCACTATCTAAAGACCTCATATCTAATCTTTCTATTGGTGTTGGTGGTATTGAGTCCTCTATTTTTTGTTCTAAATCATCAATAGATTTTGTAATTGTATCAATAGTGGCTAATTTAGATGACAAATCATCAATCTTAGAAACTAATGCGCCTATCTTATCACTTTGTGCATCTAAAGATTCTTTAGCTTCTTCAGATTTTTCTTCAGCTCCCTTAGCCATCGTAACTAACTCAGTAACATCAATTTCTTCAGAATCTTCTACTGCTTCATCACCTAGGTCTAAATCCATTTCTTCACCTCCTAAGTCATCACCTCCTAAGTCATCTCCTTCTAAGTCATCTCCTCCTAAATCTTCATCACCTACTTCTAAATTTAAATCGTCATCACTAACTTCTAAATCCTCAACATCCTCATCCTGTTCCATGAATTCTTGTGCTCTTGTAGAACCTCCTTGTTTATCCTTAAATCCACTACCCATATTAGCAAAAAATTGTTCAGATAATCCATCAACATAACTTCCTATGTTATTGAATCTTTCTAGTTCTTCTTTTAGTGTTCTTTTTGTCATTACCCCATTAATAGTGTACGACCGTCTTCGGTCTTCATAGTCTTATTTACTTTCTCGATAAGTCCGTCCTTACTTCTAATTGTGTAACATTCTCCTGTCTGCATGTCAC